TGAGTATTTGTGACGATCATGAATTAATGATACGCACATATATGGTGACGAAGATGCATCATATTAAAAAACCTTTATATATTTACAGAGTCACAGGAGATAATACATGGATAGAAAGAAATCAAAAGATACAAACTGAAACCGTAAGATTGTTTAATGAAAATGCATATGCGTTAGCAGAGAGAGATGCGGATCTTCGTGGTTTATTGAAAGTAGATATAGGTGGTGGATTATTTCCAAGACCTGGTTACATGACTATAGATCAAGAGGGTGCTGATGTAAATTGGAATTTGGAAAATGGTATACCTTTAGAAGATAATAGTGTTGGTGTGTTAAATGCGAGTCACATCATCGAACATTTACGTGATCCAATCAAAACTATGAGAGAGATACATCGTGTTCTTGCTCATGGTGGTTGGGCAATGATAGAAGTTCCATCAACAGATGGTCGTGGAGCATGGCAAGATCCAACTCACGTAAGTTTCTGGAATGAACATAGTTTCTGGTACTATACTGATATAAACAAAGCACAATTTATTCGCAACAGTGATATTCGCTTCCAAACTTATCGTCTAGATACTTGGGAGATGCAACCACATATTCCCTGTGTAACTGCATGGTTAGTTGCTATCAAAAATGAAAAACGTTTACCTGGTATACTTTCAATATGAAAAAAGAATGTAAGATTTGCTTAAATGCAATGGTTGGAAATGAGGAAAGAGTTATTCTCAGAATGCTTGAGTCCTCATACAAATATATTGATTATTGGGTCATTCAATGTAATGGATCTGATAAAACAAAAAGTATAATTGAAAAATTTTACAAAAAGAAAAAAATACCTGGTTTTACATATGAACATGAGTGGGATTATCCTGGTGTGAATCGAGATCATACATTACAAACAGCACTCAAATCTGATCATGGATGTGATTGGATATTGAGAATGGACGCTGATGAACAATTGGAGGTTGATGATGATTTTGATTGGACACCATTAAATGATACATCAATCCAGTCATTTAACATGACTGCAATGGGTGCAGGTTCAATTTACTTCAGAACTTGGTTGTGGAATGCAAAGATATCTTGGAAGTTTGAACATGATCGTAGACATGAATGTATTTACATTGATGGGCAAGGCGATAATTTTCAAAGAGAACAACTAGCAAAAGGATTTAGACACATCATTACGAATGATGGAGAGACTTGGGATGATATGAATAAGTTTCTTACTGATGCTCTTGAGATAGAGAAGCAGAAAGTTCCGACAGGAAAACTTCTTGAAGATTCATATCACTTCTGGTACATAGGAAAGAGTTATTATGATTCAACTCTCGGTGATTATCCACTTGGTATGGAACACACAAAAGAGTATGGAAGAAGAGCAATATTTTACTTTGGACAGTATTTGAATTTCAAACATGACTATCAGAAAACTGGAAAGGCAAAAGAGATAGATGAACTAGCATACTTTGCTTTGTATGCAATGGGTGACATGTTTAAACTGTGTGGTAACTATGAAAAGGCACTTGACTGTGGCATGAGAGCAGAAGAATTTGCTCCACCTAGAAATGAACATATAGTTCTTTTAGCAGAGTGTTATAAAGATTTGAATGATTTAGATTCTATGAAACTACAGACAGATAGATTGATGGATCCAGATCGTAAGTTACCTTTCCCTGAGTTCAATTTTCTTTTAAATATGGAACATTATAATGACTCTGGAAAATATTGTGAACAACTACATGAGGTAGCGACTAAAGTATGAAATATATTCCCTCCACTATAAACATAGGGGCGAATAAAACTGTTTGGGTAGTAGATGATTTTTATAAAGATCCACATGCTGTAAGGGAGTTTGCACTCAAACAAAAGTTTTCAGCCAATCCAGAGTATCATAAGGGTATTCGTACAGAGGAACAATTTTTTGTGCCTGGTACAAAAGAATCATTTGAGAAGATCATGGGTATTAATATAACCAAGTGGGAAGGACATGGAATGAATGGTAGATTTCAATACTGCACAGCAGAGGATGCATTAGTGTATCACTGTGACTATCAAACATGGGCAGCGATGATTTACCTCACTCCAAATGCTCCTTATCAGTGTGGAACTAATCTATACGCACATAAAAATGGTATTCGTAACAGTAGACATGGAGACATTGACTCATGTTTCACTGGTGGATATTATGATTCAACAGAATTTGATTTAGTCGATAGCATAGGTAATGTATTCAATCGGTTGTTCATCTTTGATGCACAGTCAATTCATGCAGCATCACAGTATTTTGGACAGACTATGACTGATTCTAGATTGTTTCAAATCTTCTTTTTTGATTAATCTAAATAAAATTTTACGATAAACATGAACAATTTTACTGTTTATAGCAGAGAAGGGTGCCCATATTGTGATCAGATAAAGCAAGTAATGAAACTAGCAAAACTTCAGCACAGGGTTTATGATTTAGGTACAGATTTTACAAGAGAGAGTTTTTATTCTCAATTTGGGTATGGATCGACTTTCCCTCAAGTAGTAGTTAATAATAAAAATTTGGGTGGTTGTACTGACACTGTTAAGTATCTTCGTGAACAAAAAATTATATGATTGACTTTTTTACAAAAGTAAAGTATAATTGAAATACTACTATAAATAAATCAGATACATGAGGTAACATGTCTCAACTAGACATCGTATTAGTGCTTGCACTACCAGTATCATTCTTATCTTTAGTGATAGGAATGCTCATAGGATGGGTATCCAGAGAATACATGATGAATTATCGAGAGATACCAAGACAACATCCTGAGATGTTTGATGAAAATGGAAACTTAGTTCCAGATGATATTGTAGCATTTAGATTTGACAATTATGACAACGACGACGACGAAGACGGGTAAAAAACCAGGTAGACCAAGGAAAATCGTAGATACTCCTATAAAAAAACTACCAAATCCCCCTCTTGCTTTTGAAATTTTTGATCTTGCAAGTAAGCAAAGGTCAGTAAACAAAAAAGTCGAAGTTCTGAAAACTTATGAGCATGTTTCCCTAAAAATGCTTTTTCTTTGGAATTTTGATGCATCTGTGGAGAGTGCACTTCCACCAGGCGAAGTTCCTTACGAATCATATGGTGAACAGACATCCTCAAGTGGTACTCTATCTAAAAAAATAGATATGCAGACTCGTAGCATGTATGAGACTGGTTCATTTTCTATGGGTGTTACTGATCAACAAGGTAGAACCACTATTCGTAGAGAATGTAAGAATTTTTATCATTTTGTGAAGGGTGGTAATGATGCGATGAAAAATCTTCGTAGAGAAAGTATGTTTATAAACTTACTTTCAGGTCTTCATCCATTAGAGGCAGAAATACTTTGTTTAGTAAAAGAAAAAAGTTTAGAAGACAAATATAAAATTTCTAGATCAATAGTTGAGGAGGCATATCCTGATATACAATGGAGAGACAAATCATGACCGAAACGAAACATAAAAAGAATCGAACTTGGACAGATACTGAAAAGGAAACTCATAAAGAGGAGTATGGGACTGAAATATTAATTGAAAATGGAACAATTGATGAGTGTAATACTCGTAATGCTCCAACTGATGCTTCAATAGTTCATTATATTAATAATGATAGGGATTGCTATGACCTTACAAGAGGTCATCGCAGTAAAATATTTGATATGTATTATGATAAGTTTAAAACTGGTTTAAAATCCATCAACTATGGTGGTGGTAATATTAAACCATCCATGTGGGGTTATCAATCTGCAACAGCACCTAAAATGAAAAAACGAAAGTGATTCCAAAAAAGGGCGGAAAAAAATCCCGCCAATTTTTTTGCCTGTAGGGTTTTCTGTAACTTTTACTACATACTACTTGACTAAATAGTGTGGGTATGCTAACATACCTTTACGTTCATCCAAATGATAGAACTCACACTACTGGCATCACTTCTAGTTGAACATAACGCTTCCCATTGGGAGATGTCTTGTTCAGAATGGAATCAAAACAGAATTGAGATACTTAGCGATAAGAATCTTAACTCTGATGCTCACGAGTA